TGGCCCATGCTTCCAATGCTGTCGCCAGCATTGAGCACTCCAGGAACCCACAAGACTCGGCCCAATGCGTCCCGTCTTGCTCCAGGTTGCCGGTGAGGCTTAGAAACTTGGAGAACGTGGTGGGCCTGTCCTTTGACTCGCTGTCGCCCCAGTCCAGCAGCCTTTCGACTGCGTACAAGGCGTCAGGAATGGAGATGCGCTGTTCTTTGGTTGTCATTTGCCTAGGTGCGGTTTGATTGCAGGAGAACCCTGCAGAGAGCCCCGTAGGGCTCCGGGCAGGGATCAGGTTCGGGATCAGTACCCGAGCCAAGCCAACAGGGCCTCGGCGTTCCTGGCATCCAAGTGAAGCCAGCTAACCCCGTGGTTGTCGGCGTAAAAATCCTCCATGGTTTGGCCGTGGTCAGCCAACAGTTTGGAAGCGTCGGCATGGGTCAAATTGCCGGCCTCATCTGCAAAGGAGAGAACCGACTCTTCGTAGGTGAACATGTTGTTTAGGTGCGTTTGATTGCAGGAGAACCCTGCAGAGGGCCCCGTAGGGCCCCGTGAAGGGATCGGGCCGGGCCTAGTAGCCCAGCCAGCTCAGCACCGCTTCGGCGCTGCGATAGATGTGCGGCCGAATCTCCGCCTCGCAAGCGTCGCCCCAGGTTTCCAAGCTTTCGCCGTGGCCCTGGAGCACAGCCTCGAGGTCGCCGATGCTGTATTTGCCATCACGGCCTGCCCAGTCGAGCATGGCCGCCTTGGAGGCCTGCAGCTCGGCGGTGATCGCAACGGGTGCCGTCACGCCATAGTCCGCCAGCAACCGCAGGGCCGGTGATGTCGTCGTCTTCATTTGTCGATGTGCAGTTGGGATCTGCAGTCTTGGCCGCGGTGGCCGTGCTGCTCCTCAATTATAACCACGGGTCAAGTTTGCGGGGCGCTGTGTGATTCAGGGGGACCAGCTGTCTCACCCTGGTCTCACCCTGCGACTCCCTCCCAGGCCCTGGCCAGCCCTTGCGTACCTGTCATTTATGCAGATACGCAAGGCCCCCAAATCCCTTGGTGTGACTGGGTTGGCCAGAAGTTGGCCAGGGCCCCCTGGCCTGTTTGGCCCGCCGCGGCCCCCTCCCCCGGGGGGTAGCCGGCCAGGGAGCCATAGCGTGAGGCCCCTCAGATTTTTCCGCCAAAAAGTCACCCCTATCCACCCCCACTGAGCGACGTCTCCCATAATTCAAATAAGGTGGATATAGGTGTTTATAAGTGACTATAGCTGACTATATATTTTTTTTATTATCATTAATAATAACAAGACATGGTCAACCATATTCCCCCTTGGTTAACCATGTACTGGTATTAACTTACCTCCTGACCGCTCTCCTTCGGAGAGCTATTTATCCTTAGGTGACCATAGTTAACCATAGGGGGGGGATTCCCCCTTTCTATACACACGCACACATATGTACTACTGGCTCCTTAGGCTCTATCCTTGTGTCATCAGCCCCTGTCGTTCCATGGCTTCCGATGCCTCCAGGGTCCTGTCGGACCTTCACACTGACCTTGCCTGGCACCTGAAGTCCAGACTGGACGATGGGTCCATCAGCACCGCTGAGCTCAACATCCTTCGTCAGTTCCTGAAAGACAACGGCATCTCAGCCCAACCTGTTGCTGGCACCAGTTTTGGGGACCTGGTGGCATCATTGCCGGATATGGATAAGATTGTGCAGATGCCGAGGCGCAAAGTCGCCTAATTCCTAGCCATGGCTGATCCCGCTGACATCCCGTCTGGGTTTTTCATCTCCACCGACACCAACAACCGGATTGCTGGTGCGCCTGCCATTGGCTTTGGTCCAGCTGGATACGGGACTGTGACTCAGCTCACTTCCAAGTCCCAGGGTGTCACGGTAAATGCCAAGTGCGGTGTTGTGACCACGCATAACGCTTCTCTGGGTGCCGGCACAGCCGTTCAGTTCACGATGACCAACAGCGCCATTACCGGCACTGACGTCGTCATCGCCAACCAGGGATCCGGTGGTACCGCTGGTTCGTACCAGACCCACGTCGTCTCCGTTGGTGCCGGCACCTGCGTCGTCCGACTGTCCAACACCAGCGGTGGGTCCCTGTCGGAAGCAGTCACCATCAACTTTGCCGTCATTGACACCATTGCTGCCTAATTCACCATGGCCCTTCCACTTGTTTCAACGCTGGGGACCCTGACAGCAGCAGGCGTTACGGATTACGCCAACAGCTCCAGGGCCGACAACACTGTGTTTCAAGTCACCGTGTCGTCCATTGGTACCAACGTGGTGATTCGGCTTGAAGGGTCTCTTGATGCGAGCAACTGGTTCAACTTGGACGCTTATAACGTTGACACCACCATCACTGCCAACGGTACCTATGGGTATTCGGTGATGCAGGCCCCCGTCGTTTACATGCGGGGCAGGCTGGTGTCTTTGTCAGGAGGTAGCCCTAGCGTCGTCTTTAAGATCGCTGTTTCACGCCAAGGCTAATCAAATGCAGATCCTGGGCCCAAAACCCCTTAACGTGCCTCTGAACCGCAATTTAATGGGCAGAGCAAGCACTGCATCTTTGTTTGCTACTGCGCCTCTGGATCTTCAATTTGCAGCCACCAAGACCCTGGACTCTCGCGTCACCTTCACTCGCGCCAGCACCGGAACGTACACAGGGTCAGATGGCTTAGTCAAAACCGCAACCAGTAACCAATCGCGTTTTGATCACAACCCAACAACGGCGGAAAGCTTGGGGCTGTTGGTAGAGGAAGCCCGCACCAATGCGGTGATTTCTAGCGCTGACTTCAGCACTGGCTGGACACCCATTAGGACTACGCTGACCACTAATCAAACGACAGCGCCAGACGGAACAACCACTGCGGATTTGCTTACTGAAGATACCAGCACTAACACCCACGTTATACAGAATACCTTTGCCGTTACTTCTGGCACCAGTTACACGTTGAGTGTTTGGGCCAAGCAAAACGCCAGCGTTTCTCCAACGCGCAACATTCGCATTTTGTTTCCGTCAGCTCAATTTACCACTCAAGTAGCAGCTGGCTTTGATTTGACTACTGGTGTCATTACCCCAACCAATAGTCCTGTTGCTACATCTCTTCAGTTTTACGCAAATGGCTGGACGCGGGTCAGCTGTACTGCAACGTGTGCAACGACGTCAGCTTCTTGTTCAATTACTATCCAGATGTCATCGGGTACTACGGTAACGTACACAGGTGGATCATCTGGTCTGTATCTCTGGGGCGCACAGTTTGAAACTGGCGCGTTTATGACATCTTACATCCCGACAACTGGCACCACTGCAACCCGCGCTGCTGATGTGGCCAGCATTACCGGGTCGAACTTTAGCTCGTTCTATAACCAGACGGAGGGAACGGTGTTTGCAGAAGCTGCAATTTCAAATACTGGTGCCAATAGGTTTATTGCAGACATAACAGATTCTGGCATTACCGAAGAAATAGGGATTTTTTGGAGTACAGTTTTTAATTCATTGGTCATCGACAGCAACACTACTCAAGCAACTTTATTTGGTGGAACAATAATTCCAAATAGCAGAACATTGCATTCATTTGGTTATAAATTAAATGATTTTCAAGGATATGGTAATGCTGTTACTTTGTCTTTTGATACGGCTGGAACTTTGCCAACCGTAGATAGGTTAACAATAGGTTCCCGTGTTAATTCAACGTTTTGGGCCAACGGCACCATAAAGCGTCTTGTTTACTGGCCTACCCGCCTCAGCAACACTATCCTTCAACAAATCACCCAATTATGAATTTCTTACGTTTTCCCGACGTCGACGCCTGGACTTTTGCCGCCATTGAGGCTGGGTTTTTGATTGACGACACGCTGACTGCCTACACCCACGGCCACGCCATTGATGTGATTGGCGCCATTCCAGAAAAAACTGGTTTTCATGTCAACTTTGCCGGAGTGCTGCCCAAGGGCTGGGAAGAGTTTGTAGTGGAACCTGCTGTTCCATATCGTGTGTTTGCGTGAGCACAGCCTGGACTGGTCTCCCGGAGCCCCTGTCGTCTGATTTTCGTTACTTTTTGGTCTTGGTCTGGCGCCATTTGAACTTGCCAGACCCAACACCAATACAACTCGACATTGCTGCGTACATGCAGCATGGATCGAAGCGCAGAATCATTGAAGCGTTCCGGGGTGTTGGCAAGTCCTGGATGGCCGCGGCCTATGTGCTGTGGCTGCTCCGTGGCAATCCACAACTCAAAATCATGGTGGTGTCGGCTTCAAAGACCCGGGCCGATGATTTCACCATGTTTTGCATGCGGCTAATCCGGGAGATGCCGATGCTTCAGTGTTTGGAGCCGGACCGAGATGAGCAGCGATCTGCTGTAAATCGATTTGACGTCAGGCCCGCAATTCCTGACCAAAGTCCATCTGTCAAAGCGGTCGGGATTTTTGGCCAACTAACTGGGTCCCGAGCTGACCTAATCCTGTCTGATGACGTTGAGACACCGACAACGTCGTGGTCAGTGGGCATTCGGGAAAAGCTGCTGGCTGCTGTGGGTGAGTTCAACGCCATCCTTAAACCCGGTGGCGAAATCATGTTCCTGGGCACCCCCCAGACTGAAGAGTCCATCTACAACAAGTTGGCTCAACGTGCCTACGACGTGCGCATTTGGCCAGCTCGATATCCCGAAAAACCAGTCAAATACGGCGATGCCCTGGCCCCCACCATTCAGGAAGGGTGCTTGGACCAGATGGGCCAGCCAACAGACCCAAATCGTTTCAGCGAGATGGACCTGTTAGAGCGGGAGACGTCGTACGGCCGGTCGGCCTTTGCCTTGCAGTTTCAGCTTGATACCAGTCTCAGCGACGCTGAGCGGTTCCCGTTGAAGCTGGCGGACTTAATGGTTCTCGAGGTGTCGGACCACGCCCCAGAGAAGCTGGTATGGAGCTCTGGCGCCGAGTATCGGATCTCGGACCTGCCGGCTGTGGGCTTCAACGGCGATTATTACTACCGGCCGGCTTACATCCACGGCACCTGGCTGCCATTTCAGGGCTGTGTCATGTTTATTGACCCATCTGGCCGCGGCCTGGACGAGACGGCGTACGCCATTGTCGCCCACCTCAACGGCAATTTGTTCTTGCTGGAGTCTGGTGCATACCGAGATGGGTACTCGGAGCCCGTTCTGCAGGGTCTAGCAGCGGCTGCAAAGCGCCAAAAGGTCAACTTGATCCTCCTGGAGGACCAATTCGGTCAAGGCATGCTGGAGAGCCTTTTGAAGCCATACCTGCAAGTGCAACACCCTTGCACTATTGAGACCGTTCGCAGCAACGTGCAAAAAGAGCGCCGCATCATTGCGGCACTGGAACCTGTCTTGAACCAACACCGGCTCATCGTCAGCCGGTCAGTCATTGAAGGTGACGCCAAGACCCGTGACGACGAGGCCGTCGAGAAGCGCCTGGCGTACCAGTTGTTCCATCAACTGACCCACTTGACTGTCGACCGTGGCTGCTTGGCCCACGATGACCGCCTCGACGCCCTTGCCGGTGCTGTTCAATACTGGAACGAATCGCTGGCCATCGATGAAGACCGCGCAATCCGGGAACGACAATCAGAGCTCTGGGACCTCGAGCTTCAGGCGTACATGGGCGATCTTGAAGGGGCGCTTGACCGAAACTTTTTGGGCGGGAGCCTTACAGATCTTGCTGCGGCCCCGGCCACCACGGGCTGGATCAAGCGCAGAGCGTAAAAAGCCCAGCACCCGGGCTTGGGTGATCCGCCTCCCGGGCGCTTTTATTGGCTACGGCGGCGCCAAAGAATCTGAATCTTTTCAAGCCATCGTCATGGCTGAATCTGAGGACATGGCGTGGGAGGTTGCAACAACCTGCGATGTCTGGGAACGTATCCCGTGGAAGGTGGACAAAGTCCAGATCTTTCCAC